GTACTTATCAGATAAAGTACTTGATCAATTAAAAGGTTATATTAAAGAAGTAGTTGATGTGTATGATGATGATTGTGGAACACTTTATTTCTATAGATTGAACCATTAATTTGGCCCCATATGGGGCCTTAATTATATTTAGTCATTAATTAAAACATTATTTTATATGAGTAAATCAAAAGAACTGTTTATGCAAAACCGAGAAGCTGAAATGAATGAATTAGGATGGGACGCACGTGATGCGGATCACTTCTATCATCAAAACAGTAAATCAACCTTAGTGATCCACCCCGATGATCCCTCTACTACGTTCCTAAATTATATCTATCAAGATCTACCTAACACTACAGTAGTAACTAAGGACAAGACCCAAGACGAAATAATCGATATGATCAAGAACCATGATCGGATCATAATGCTCGGTCACGGCACACCTCAAGGCCTAATGAGTGTAGGACAGTTTCCAGGTAGAGGATATGTTATCAACTCCGAGGTAGCTCCTTACCTCACTAACACCGAAAACATATTTGTATGGTGTTACGCTAGTGATTTCGTCTCACGATATAACCTAGAAGGGTTTAGCAGTGGAATGTTTATTAGCGAGGTATCTGAGGCTGATTACCTCGATGTTAATGCAACTCAAGCCGATGTAGATGTATCCAATGTACTGTTTGCTTACACGTTAGGTAAAGCGCTGTTATGCAACGATGACCTAAACACCGCAATGGGTAAGGTCAAGACAGCATATTTCACTATGACGGCGATCAACGAGGTTGCGAGATACAACAACGGCCGTTTGCGGTTGATGGAGAAACAGGTCCTCCAAGAAGGCTAGTTTTGATTTTCCTACACCTATAAAGGTGCCACAGTACACCGTACGTACGTATACGGTATATATATACTATACTCCCATGCGTGTTATGGTCCATATACCCGGCTACCCGATAAACCTGTGTGAATACACACAAAACAGATCGTATACGATCTTTACGCGCCGATTGTATATACGTATATACGCTACATAGCATCCCACACATTTCCAGACTAACCCTTTGGGATATAGATGGTAAAACCCAAAATCTCTCTTTTATAACATTTTTTGGTATCGACCAAGTATATATGTATATACGTATTAAGGTGTGGTGGTGAAGGGTCCACATGTGGGGGCCTTTTTCCTTGGATATGTATATATGAATTAAAGATAACGGCTTAGGACCGTTGTAGTTTAGGCTACTCAAACCCCGGTGAATTCGCTACTCATCGGGGTTTTCTACACTCTCCCACCCTCTGTTTGGCCTCCGGGTGAATTGATGTTATATTTAGGTATAATTAAATAATTAGAACATGGTAACAACAGCAGCATTTATTTGGATGGCATATTGCGCAGTATCACATGTACGCATTGATGCTAAAAAGAAAGGTGAGGATTTGTCATTTAAATCTCAAGGTATCTGGTATGCAATTCAGATTGTGCTTTACTGGATTCTAACAGCAGCATTCATTATATAATAATTAAACACAAATAAAAGTTATGGAACAAAAACGCAGAGGTCGCCCACCTGGATTGGGTAAAAAGAAAGAGGTTGAAATTCAATTGAACACAACTACTACAACAGAACCAAAAAAACGTGGTAGGAAAGCAGTGGAGAAACCAAATATTATATTCCCTGATGTGGTTATGGAGGGAGAAATTGAAGGAACTACTACTGAGAAATTGAAGTTCATGGCTGTTCAGGTAAAGCAAATGGATAAAACATTGGATTTGGAACCGTACCGAATGGATATACGGATGAAAAAACATGACACTATTCAACGAATCTGTTACTTGATTGAGAGTCTTTAACAGGAGGCTTGGCTCCACAGGAAAAGGATGTTATATTTAGGTATAAGTTAAAATATTAATTAAAAAATAAAGGTTATGTTAGACATCGAAAAAAACACATTTCTAAACGAATCACAGATTCGTGAACAAGCAAAATCAATTTTCACAACTAAGGGTGCTCCAGGCACTAGTGAAAAATATGCTCACATTTCCACCTTCCAAATCATTCAGGATATGGAAAAACTAGGTTGGGGAGTAGTTGATGCAAAACAAGTACGCGCCCGCAAAGGTGATGGTTACCAGAAACACCTAGTTGTGTTCCGCAATAATGAGATTGTCATTAAAGGAGATGATGGTGATCATGCTTACCCACAGATTCTACTAACTAATAGTCACGACGGTAAAAATGCTTTTACTTTCACAGCAGGTTTGTTCCGTATGGTATGTGAAAATGGTTTGGTTATTTGTTCTAAGGAGTTTGAAAATCTTAAGATTCGTCACTACGGATATGATTTTGAAGAGTTAAAAGCAGTAATTGGTAAGATTGTAGAGAAACTTCCACTAACAGTTGAATCAATGAATACATTTAAGAAAAAGAAACTTCGTAAAGAACAAATTGCTGAGTTTGCTAAGAAAGCAGCTGCAATTCGATTTGGGGCAGAACAACTTCAAAATATTACAATTGATTATAATAAATTGATTGAACCAACTCGCCCTGAAGATAAAGGAACTGATTTGTGGAGCGTATTTAATGTAGTTCAAGAAAAACTAGTACATGGTATGTTTGAATATACATCAGGTGCTAAGTTACGTAAAGCAAGAAAAATTAAGAATTTTAAACAAGACCTTGATTTGAATGCTAAACTATATGAACTTGCAATTGAGTATGCAGCTTAATAATAAACAAGAATTACATCAGCTAATAAGTAAAGAGCTGAAATTAGAGCCAATCACCACCCACATAGATGAGTTGTGGGTGGTGGTTACAAGGACACTACATAAAGGAATTAATGTTTCTAAAGAGAACATTATTGATTATTATTTGACATGTTGTAAGTATGATAATCTAAAAGATTAATTTAGGTCAAGTGGCGGAAGAAAGTGATTCTAGATGACACTTCAGGTAAACGCAAGTCGTAGGTAGCACTACCCATAACCAGCCTTAACGTGATGGGTTTGCAGGTTCAAATCCTGCCTTGACCACGTATGCCCCCATAGCTCAGTTGGATAGAGCAACAGATTTCTAATCTGTGGGCCTCAGGTTCGAATCCTGATGGGGGTACTAATAGCACCTTTAGCTCAATTGGTTAGAGCAACTGACTCATAATCAGTAGGTCGCAGGTTCGATTCCTGCAAGGTGCACTAAAAAGTAAGTTATTTAAAATAAAGGAGAAACAAATTATGGAAACAATGTATTTTGTTTTAGGTATGCTCTCGATTATTGCGGCTGCTATTATAGCTGTAATTGTTTGGGGTATAGTTAAGATTAACAAATTAACGTTTGAATTAAAAGCCACTCATGAGTGGATAGATAATAATACTCGAGAGAGGGATTATAATTTTGAACAAGTTTATAAAAAGATTGATGGGACAGAACGTCAAATGTCTTATGAATTTGAAAATATTCATAGGCTGATTGCTGAGCAGCGTTCATATACAGACTCACGATTTGATAAAGCAACAGGTCTAACTGGAGCTAAACAATTAATTAAAGGATAATAATAATTTAAACTTACTTTTTAAAGCGGCTTTTAGCCGCTTTTTTTCTTATTATATTACGATATATATAAAATATAAGTAAGTGTGTTAACCCTACTTAAAACTGCCTTTTACCATATGTATAATGTATGAATATTAACAAAATATTTAGTTTATTTAAGTCTCCTGAAGAACCTGAAGAGACTATATCACAGATAGATTTATCTGAAAGTCCTGTAGTCTGGATAGGGATGTTTAAAAGATTAATTACTAATTATGAGACATTTGCTAGACAATTAATTAAATTTTTAGGTGATGCTAACCCAGATCTAGATGTTATTGAAATTGAAAGAATTAGTGGGTATATGGTTTATGATAAAGCTTATAACCATTTATTTAAATTAGATATTACTAATCAAACACATCTTGATTGTATTAATCTATATTCAGATAATATATTCAAGAAAACATTAGATGCAGCTTTAGTATATTTTGAAAGTGTAGAGGAATATGAAAGATGTATATTCTTGAAACAAATTCAAGATATAGTAAACCTCTCTTAAGAATAATTTGGCTCCACAGTTTTATTTTAGTATTATATAATTACGAGTTATAGGAAAAACATTAAAACGTAGAGATAAGAAACGTGATAATGTAATAACGTTATTAAAAATAAATATATGAAACATAGAAACAGTATTTTACATGAACTTAATAAAATTGAGGGATTAACTAATCAACTTAATTTCATTGTTAATCAACAACAACCAATTGAAGAATATAAGGCTGCTTTAGAGCGCATTAGAGAATCAATTGAACAAGCTAGAGCTTATGTTGAAAGCGAGCCCGTTGATGGTTATGAATTAAATGTTGCTACACGATGAAATTAACAGCAGAACAAATCCAAGACAATTGGAACAAATTTTTGTCCATCATTGATGAACATATCTCTGAACCTAGATGTTCTGAATTAAAAGCATTTTATGAGCAATATGCTGAACGTGTTATGCTCATGCCTGCTTCCCATAAAAAAGAATATCATAATGCATTCCCAGGTGGTTATGTAGATCATGTATTACGAGTAGTGCAGTGTGCTCTTAAACTAAATAAAGTTTGGGTAGAAATGGGAGTTGATGCTTCAACATATACAGTTGAAGAATTAGTATTTGCCTCTTTAAATCATGATCTAGGTAAAATGGGTGATGAACAAAACGAATCATATATCCCTCAGACAGACCAATGGCGTAAAGAGAAATTAGGTGAAGACTATAAATTTAATGATCGACTTGAATATATGTCAGTACCAGATCGTGGATTGCATTTACTCATGTCTCATGGTATTACATTTTCCAGAAACGAAATGTTAGCAATTAAATTACATGATGGTTTATATGATGATGCTAACAAGCCATATTTAATGTCTTGGTCACCAGAAACAAAACCACGTACTGCGTTAGTGTTTATTGTGCATCAAGCGGATTTAATGGCGGCACGTATTGAGTTTGAACAAGTATGGATGCCTAAACTTAAAGGCGAAGTAACCCAAAGTAATTCATCAAATTTCACAATTGAAAAAAATAAAAAATCACCTATTAAGACTAAAGCTTTAGGTAATATCAAGAGTGAAGGATTAAAAAGTTTACTAGATAATATATGATTATAGCAATTGTTATATTAAGTTTGATGGTCGTGATCTTAGGATACACGACCTTTAACTTACTTAGAAAAAATGAAAAACAAGAAGATATCTTAATGGGGTATATGTCTTATTTAAATAAAGTATCTGATATAATTGAACTCTCAGATAAAAAACTTAAAGAAGTAGATGCTAAAGAATCATTCAAATCAGATGATGAAGTAGGTTTCTTTTTTGAATCAATTAAACAAATCCAAAGTATTTTAAATCAATTTAATATTAAAAATTTATGAGTGATGAAGTAGCTGTAGTAGTTAAACCTAAAACAAGTGGAATGTATTTCACTCAAGAAACAGAAAATGCTATTATTGAATATAATAATACTTTAGATTTTGAGGTAAGGAGTAGAATTTATAGTGATCGTATCCATTATGCTTTTTTTAAATTAACAGAAAATATTATCCATACTTTTAAATTTTACTATACTGAAGTCGATAATATTCAGGATTTACAACATGAAGTAATTTCATTTTTACTTTCTAAAATCCATTTATTCAACCCAGAAAAAGGAGCTAAAGCATATTCATATTTTGGGACTATTGCTAAACGTTATCTTATTATTTCTAATACTAAAAATTACAAAAAACGAGTAGATAAAGCCCCAGTTGAAGAATTAGAATCAGATGAAAGACATAGTTATAATATTGATGATACTCCTGCTAATCAAAAATTAAATGTGTTTATGGATCAATATGTTGATTATTGTTCTAAAAATATTCATACATTATTCCCTAAAGATGGGGATGCTAAAATAGCAGATGCAATTCTAGAATTATTCCGTAAAAGAGAAAGTATAGAAATCTTTAATAAAAAAGCATTATATATCTATATTCGAGAAATTATTGATGCTAAAACACCTAAAATTACTAAAATAGCAAATAAACTTTATGATATATTTAAAGAATATTACTATTTCTATTTAGAAAATGGGTATACAAATTTCCCATAAGTATATTTATAACTAAATATATACCATGAATGGGTTAGATAATATTGTATTTGGTAGTAAGAAATTTTCTGATATTTTAGAAGAAATATATAATAATCAAAAGAAAAAAGAAAAACAAATCTCTGCCCTTATATCAGAACTTAAACCACTAGTAAATGAGATAGGTGATGCTACTTTAATTGTTCCTTTAATTAAAGAATACTTAGAAATAAGTGTTAAGAATGATGAACAATTAATTAAAATGGCTACAATCATCCAACGTATTATGAGTAATAATAATACTGAAGGAGGATTAGGAATATCTGAAGAAGAAAAAGCCCAATTACTTGCTGAAATAGATAAGTTTAAAGAAGGAGGTGAATAATGTTTGATAAATGGACCCCAGATAAAAAAATAGGGAATTACAGTGGAGGTACAGTTTATACTAATGATGATCGTGTTGGTAAAATTATATCTGTTAGAGTTATAGATATTATATTAGATAACAAACATGAACTATTTGAAGAATTTGGAAACTGGAATAGTATAGGCACTATCTTTTTTGACCCAGTAAAAAATCCTAATCTTTCAATAAGTAAAACATCTAAAAAATTAATAGCTGCTTATCCTTTATTATCTAATATTAAACAATATCCGTTAATAAATGAAATAGTATCTATAGTGTATTTAGCTGATGTTGATGTAACAGAGAAAACAACATCAGTTTCCCCATATTATTTACCACCTATAAACATTTGGAATAGCCAAATACATAACGCGGTCCCTTCTTCAAATATTTTATCTGATAATCAAAAAAAAGATTATCAACAAGTTGAAGCAGGTTCAACTAGAAGAGTGACAGATCAAAGTACTGAGATAGAGTTAGGTAATACTTTTAATGAAAATAATGTTTTAAATGTTTTCCCTCTTCTACCATATGAAGGAGATATAATATATGAAGGTAGATATGGTAATTCTATTAGGTTAGGAGCAACAGTTAATAATTCTACTAATCCTAATCTTTGGTCTAGCATTGGTAATAATGGTAGCCCAATAATGATATTAAGAAATGGTCAATCATTTGATCAATTTAATGTTGGGGATACTAAAGAATCTTGGATACCATGCGTTGAAAATATAAATGAAGATCAGTCTTCTATTTATTTAACTTCAACTCAAAATGTACCTTTAAATCTTTCTAGCCCTTTAAAAGATTCTTATAATAAAACTACAGCTGAATCCCCAGCAGCTCCTAAAGATTTTTCAGGTAATCAAATCCTTTTAAGTTCTGGTAGATTAGTTTTTAATGCTAAAAATGATCATATAATATTAAGTTCTAATAAATCTATTCATTTAACAGCCCAGACCTCTATTAATTTAGATGGTTCTAATCTTTTTTCAACTAAAGCTGATCAAGTGATTATAACCTCACCTAGCATATATTTAGGATCTAACACCCCAGCATCTTCAAAACCTTTACATCCATTGGTTTTAGGTGAAAACTTAATAGATGTTTTAAATACAATATGTATTGCTTTAGATATAGTTAGCACAGCATTTGCTGGAGCTAGTGTTCCTTCTGATACTGGTAATTTAGCTGTTCCGTCTTTAGTAGCTAATTCTGGTAATATCTCAACAAAAGCATCTGAATTAAGATCTCTTATTGGTTCTAAACAAGATAGCAGATTATTATCTAAAACAACAAAAACTATTTAAAAATGTCTATCACTCCATCCCCAAGTACAATTGCTTTAAATCCCTTTGGGGCCTACGACACACCATCAGGAACAGTAGGTTCTAGTGAAAATACAAATACAACTTTAGCTATTGAGGATAATATTATATTTGAAGGTGTAGTTTTAGACCAAAACGCTAAACCTATTCCTGGAGTTAATATAACTTTTACTCAAACCCCTCCCTCTACTGAAACCTCACCTATAATTAAATCTATAACAGAAAATTTAGTTACTAATAATAAAGGTGAGTGGTCTATTATATATCCTAAAACAGCTATTAACCTTAAAAATATTAGTATAGTATTAATCAAATCAAAATATAATACTGAAACTATAACTAACCCTCAAATTACTTCAGTATACCCATCTACTGAGTATGATATTGTAAAAGTATCTACACCTGAAGTAGAACCCCCATACGAATATAGAGTTGGTAATGAAGTATTTAAAAGTAATGATCAAAATGCTGCTAAATCAAAAGCAGAAGAATACCATAAAAAATTAAAAGACTCTAAATATAAAAAAGCTAGCGTTGTTAGTATTAAGAAAAAACTCACCCCAATCCCAGATGAAAATGAAGCTTTAAAAAATTTAATTCAACCTATACTTAATGATATTACTCAAACAGAATTAAAACAAATTAATCAAAATATTAAAAATCTTGTACCACCATTAGTTAGAATAGCTAATTTAGTTAGTATAGGAAAAGAACAACTTAAAGCTCAATTAATACCTTTTATATTAAAATTATTATTACCTTTTGGTTTCCCTGTAGTACAAGCTGTTGTCAATAAAGTTCCTATAGATCAAATAAAAAATCAAATATTATGTCTTAAAAAAGATAAAATATTAGAATTAGTTAAAAAAAGGAATAAAGTTATTAACCAAATAAATAAATTATATAAAACTGTATCTACTCTTTCAACACTAGTAACTACATTTGATTTAGTATCATTAGCCCTTAAAGCAGGTGTTATAGGAATTAGTATTATTCCATTTCCTATGCCTCCTGCTATCCCATTTGCAATTACTAAACTTGAAGAATTATTAAAAAGATTTGGAGTAATCATTAATACTTTAACTTTAACTTTAGCTTCTTTTGGGGCAGCTTTAGGATATATATTAAATTTAACAAATAGTTTAGATGCTTTATTACAAATTTGTTCTCAAGATTTAAATAAAGATGAAAATGTTTTTGTAGCTATAAATGATGAATTAAATTTACTTATTAATGATTCAACTGGGATTGATAATAAGGTACTTCTTGATAAACCTCAAGTATATAAAGGTTTTACTTTAGAATTAATATTAGACCCATATAATCCTATAATTTACCCAAAACGTTTCGCCCAAGCATTAACTCGAAATGGAGTTCCTGTTTTAAAAACTGACTCATCTTTTGCCTCAGAACCTCAAGTATTACTTGATCAATTAAAATTCCTTATAGATTTAAATCCTAATTTAACAGCTGGATAATTAAATATTTATTAATATGAAAACAGATTTTTTAAAAAAGTTAATTAAAGAAGCAGTTCGTGAAGCAATTCAAGAAGAAATTAAAGATATACTCCTTGAAGCAGTACGTACTCCTAAAACTGTAGTTAATGAAAATGCTAACCCTATTCCTTATACTACTAAAACAACCCCCATCAACCCAGATATTAAACGTAATTTACGCAGTATGATTGGAGGTGAATTTGATGCTACTATAACAGCTAATTCATCACATGCTCAACCTGCCTATACACCTCCTCCTGTTAGTACAGTAGGTGAAGGTTCAAGTTTACCTGGTGGTGAAGTAAGTTTAAATCAAATAATGGGATTAATGAGTACTAAATAATGGCTATTAGAGTAACAAATAAAAGTGCCTTAGAAACTAGTAAAAGAGTAGCTATTGGAGTAGCTATACCTTTTAGTTCTACTGATGTATTTAAATTAAATTATACAACAATAGATCAAATGAAATCTAATATAGTTAATTTTATATTAACAAATAAAGGAGAACGTGTATTAAACCCTAATTTTGGTTCTAATCTAAGAGAATTTTTATTTGAAGATATAAATGAATCTACTTTAAAAGCTTTAGAAATTAAATTAACTAATGATATTCAAAATAATTTTCCTAATGTTACTATAAATTCATTAACATTAAATCCATTACAAGACGATAATACTATTCAGTTATCTTTAAGTTTATCTGTATATAATGGAGATATTCAAACCATCCAAATATTATTATAATGGCAGCTGAAAATAGAGATATAAAATATTTAAATAAAGATTTTGGGGATTTTAAAGTATCTTTAACTGATTATGCTCGAACATACTACCCTAATACTATAACAGATTTTTCCCCTGCTTCCCCAGGAATGCTGTTTTTAGAAATGTCAGCTTATGTAGGTGATGTTTTATCATTTTATCTTGATAATCAAATTCAAGAAACATTTGCTCAATATGCTAGACAAGAAAGTAATCTTTATTCTCTAGCTTATATGTTAGGTTATAAACCTAAAGTAACAGGAGCTGCTACAGCTACAGTTGATTTTTATCAAAAAGTCCCAGCTACTGCTGGTGAACCTGATTATAGTTATGCTTTATCAATAGCTGCTAATACATCTCTATCAGCTAATGCTGCTACATTTTTACTTAAAGATACAGTTGATTTTTCAGTTAACACTCCTTCTGATCCTACAAATGTTAGTGTTTTAACCTTAATTGGTTCAACACCAGCTTATTTTCTTCTCAAAAAATCTCGAACAGTCACATCAGCTACTATTGTGACAAAAACTTTTTCATTTACTACCCCCCAACGCTTTCAAACTATTGAAATTAATGATTCTAATATTATCCAAATTTTAGATATCACAGATAGTGAA